TCTTTTATCTACTTTTAAGTATTCTAAATCTTTCATAAAGTCCCTCATCTCTAAAGTAATCTCTCTTACTTCCGCTTCGAGTTGTCTTTGTGCCTTCCAAGTGTATTCCTTTTCGTTGTATTTAAGTTTAGCTACGTCAGAAGCATTAGTTTCTATCTTGGCACTTAAGGTATAATAAGAACCAATAATAGAAGCAAACATAGCAGCTATCGTAATTATTTGGGTAATACTGATTGAAACATCAGCTTTACCATCTCCGTCTAAATCAATTTTTGCCATTTAGTTTTTTTGCTATTTGTATAGTTGTGTACCCTATTGCCAATAATAAAGATATTGTCTGAAGATAGGGATTAATCTCCGTTATTGATATTGCTAATGCTATTGCGTTAAATCCGTATATCTTCAACTGCTCCATTGTTTATGCTATTGCTAAATAAATCATTCATTTTTTATGTTGTTTGTTCACAAAAAATCAAAATTGTGATGCTTGATAATTTTGATAAACTTCCGAAGAACTTAAAGATTTACTATAAATTCTAAATTCTGCAATATCCATTTCCTCATAGTCAGTACCTCCACCTCTTTTACCAATAAAAAGAGTTGAAGTATCCCCCATAAAGTTTGAATTATCAAAACTATCAACACCTCCTACAACGCTTGTGGTTACCGCAGAACCATTAACGTACATTGTAAACCTATTAGTATTTCCTGTAAGTGATGAATCATAAACTAAAACATAATGAGTCCAATCATTTTGCACAACAGTATGGTCAAAACTTAAGTTACTTGCAGAAGATGTGCTTCCCGAAACTCTTAAGTACGGCTTCCCACTTGCAGCACTATTGGGTATATATAAAAGCATTTCTCCTGCGATTAATCCTCCACCATTATAAGCAGTCAAAAAGTAATCATCATCCGTATTGGTTGTCTTAATAAAAAACTCAATAGATACGTTATTACCGCCATATGTACTTTGTGTTCCTAAGTCAGCGTAATTAAAACGAACAGATTCCGGTGTTGGTTTGCTGGGGTTTGTTAAAGTAGCATTATTGTTTCGTACTGATGCATCTGTCCACGTATTTCCACTTGTGTAATTTACCGCCCTTAAATTTATAAGCAAATCGGTTTCAATAATTCCACCCGCAGCACCACCCGCTTGGTCAATAAGTCTTTTATTTAATCCCATTTATATAAAACTTGGAAGTTCGTAATCAATTACACTTGCCTTTGTTGTTTTGGCATTTATATTTGTTTCGTGTGTCGCACATTCAGTTCTTAATGCCGTTCTTGCATCAATAATTTCTTGTGGTGCTGCAATACCTTCTTGACTTCTTATGATATACCAGTCAGTTTTTGCAAGTTCTGAATTGTATAAATGTTTAAGATTTTCAATCTTTTGTTCTTTTAATTCAGCAACTGTTTGGGTATATGTTCTTGATTCAACTGGATAAGTAAATACTTCAGCATCCGCATCAAAATATATGTCGCCAAGTTGTTCCGATTGTTTGGTGCTTGGTGTTACAACATCGTAAAATCCAAGACCTTTCAAATCTTCGTCTGACATATAATTAACCCCAAGAATATTACCCCAAGTTTTGGGAACTGAAGAATATGTTTTTATTGTACCGTTTAAGTTTATTCCTTTCATTTTATATTATTTTAAGCTGGGTCAGTATCACTTGTATATGTTGCAACTGAATAAATCAATATTGCATCCGAATCGTTGTCATCAATACACACCACTTGAATATGGTTTGAAGATGCACCGTCATAAACACCGCTTCCAGCTTGGTTGATTGCTGAAGTTGTAAAGTCATCCGCCATTGTAATGGTTTGCGCACCAGTTACAAGAATATCAATCACTTGTCCCTTCTTGATGTTTTGGATGTTTAATGTCGTTGCACCAGTTAATGCCGAAGTCAATTCAAATATTCCATAAGAAGAAGCATCCAAATTGATTGTTCCACTTGTTGTTGCAATGTCTTGTTTTGCGGTAAAACGTGGTGCAAGTTCATCGTGGTCAACAACGTCATTTGCGATTGTTAATGTTGTTGCTCCAGTTACGTCCCCTGTGTGAGTTGCATTGTAAAGGTTTGTTGAACCTTCTGCAATGTCGTCTGAATCTAGTACAACTGTCCCAGATTGACCATTGACGGAATTTACATCTCCTGCATCGTCATTGTATAACTCTGTAAAATTGTCGTTTACTTTGTCAAAGGCGGTTCTTAATGGGTCTCCTGTACCATCATTTGCACTTGTGCCTATATTAATTACTTGTTTTGCCATATCTTTTTAAAATTGTGTTGCATCTGCTTTTATACTTGTATTGTCTGCGGTTACTAAAGTTGTATCAGCGAGTAATAAACTACCCTCAAAATTAAATGGGTATATAATCCCCCAACTGTTAGCTTCGTTTACGTTTCCTGCCCATACATCATCGTAAACTTCTCCCCAAGAGATATTATTTCTACCGTACCAATCTTCAATGTTTGCCATATATAGTACAATTACTTTTTTTCGTTTTTGTTATATAAGCCAAATACTGTTTTAGCTTATTTATATTTTCCTGTTTTGGTTTGTATTTATTTACTCCCATTATAGCACCCATCCTTCAAAACTTGCATCCTTATCAGGATATACGTCATCATTACTATTAGTATAGTATTCAGGGAATTTAGAACTCGCCTCAAAACTCATATAGTTAATGAATCTATCTGTGTAGTATTGTGCTACGTTTCTTTCTTTTTCTATTAAGAAATCTATTTCATTCTTTTCTACGTTTGTAGCATTTTCTGAACTATGCTTAAATACGCCCTTATTAGCAATTGTATAAGCTGCAAAGGGTAAGTACTCAACTAACGCCCAATGTATCAGCATAGGCTTTATATGGTCGTTTACAAGTGCTAAATAGTCTCCTGCTAAACTACTTCCTTCTATGTCTGATTGAATCTTATTATAAAGGTCAGTTCCTAAATAGTTTTGGATATGTATATCCTGTGCTATTTTAATATATTGCAAAAACTTGTCCGTATCTACGTTTCCGTTGACAGAACTAAACTTTACTAAATCTTTTCTTGTTATGAATAGTGCATCTGCCATTTCTTACTTATTTACAAATCCTTTATTAGGCATATCCACAGGTCGCTTTGCAACTTTAGGGTCGTTAGTTTCAGGAGTAAATCCCTCTTTCTTTGCCTTGTTTACACTTATCTCTGCATTTGGGTTGGTGGCATCAGGTTTTACATCTACTGCCATATAGGTCTTTCTCATCCAAAAATGATGACAAGCACCTCCGCCTTTATATAACCATATATCGTAAGTGGCAGCACCGTTTAATCCCCAACCTGCATTTACCGCTCTTGTACTCATTTGCTGAATATCTTCTTTGCGGTATATCTTTTTAGCAGATACCATTTTCTTACAGAACTCTCTTGAATTAGATTGTGTTTTTAATGGTGCATATTGATAACGCACTTTAAACTTCATATCTTCTACTTCGCCATCTTGTTCACTACTCGCATTAGGTCTTGCACTACCTGTAGAAGCTAAACCAATCATTTTGTCCAATGCTTCTTCTTGGTCGTAATCAACTTCTCTTTCGTCTACTAATACCCAATTATCTAAATCTTCTTCTTCTCCAAATTCATCAAGCAAGTCAAACATTTTATCATCGTCAAACTCTGCAGACAATTTAACTCCTGTTTCTTCTTCTCTTGCTTCGTCAGTAATAGCATTATCTGTTTCAATAAATGCTAATGGTTGTAAAGTCTTGAAGTATAGTTTTAAGCTAATCCCATTAATAGCTAAAATATCGTCCATACAGTCCGTTAATAGGTCTTGGTATGGTTTTATAGTAATATTGTCAAAAAGTAGCGCAGCAGTCTTTATTTCGTCTGCATTAGAGCCTAAACCATTGTTTTCTGTTCTAATTCCTAAAAGCAAAGGACTTGTTACCCTATGTGCTACTATTAGTTTACTTGAACACTCATTAGAAAGATACTCGTAGTGTTGAGGTGCATCGTTTAATGGAATATCGTCTACCGTTGTTTTAGATTCAGCATTGTTGTTAAAAGCAATAATTACTTTTTCCCCTCTTGAACCTGTTAGCTTGTGCATCACATCATTTTTGATTTGCATTTGCTTTTCTCTATCAGGTACACCGTTGTTAAAGTTGACTACCTTTGTTCCGCTAAATCCGTTTTGTACATCGTTAATTAAGTAGTCTGCTATTTCGCTTTCTAACTCTGCGTAAGCCAATCCACCTTGATAATCTACAGGACAATAGTAATCATATCCTGATACATACTTCTTTACGATTTTAATTTCAGGTTCGTTACCGTTACCAAAACCAAAAGCAGCTATACGTTGTGGTTTATCACTACGCTTTACTTTAGACCAATCAGGATGATAGTAGTATGCTTCTATCTCTCCATCTTCATTGCATTTTTCTGCTCGTAATGTTTGTCTTGGAAAGTGTTCTGCCTTTTTAACTTGTCCTTTTTGGTATAAAACTTGGAAAGAACCCTCTCCTAATAGTTTAAGGTCAAGTATTACTTTACGTAAACAACTATCAGAGAATATAGAACGCATTGCAGCGTACTCGTCAGGTTTTTTACTACTATCTAAAGCGTCAAGACCTTTTCCATAAATCATATTACTAATACCATTTATAATAGAATGGTTAGTGGTTGAATTGGTATAAAGGTCAATTAGATAAGAATAGTAGTCGTTGTCATCTCCATACTCTACCCAATCACGATTCTTGTCCTCGCTTATTTTAGGTCTATTGTAAGATGCTAAATTAACTATGTGTAAATTATCCATTATAAGGTAATAAATTCGTTATCTGTATCATTAAATATATAATCACTATCGTTTATGGTGTAAGCCATTAAATCGGTTTGGTTGGTACAGAACATTTTATCTTTAAATATAACTTCTGCTCCATCCTTAATAGTAAGCACGTAACTAATATCCTCTTTTAAAGGAAACACTGCAGTATAAGTATTATGATATAGATGTTCCGCTATTGCAGTATTATCTACATTGTACACGTCCTGATTAGTTGTTTCGTTTACTATCGTTACGTTATAACTATCCCCACTTGTAAATCTACGTGGAATAATATTGATAGTTTGCTCACTTGCACTTTCTAATAATACAATCATATTTATACAATAAAACTTTTTGGATTTTGTTATTTATAAAGCAAAAAAAAGAGGGCATAAAGCCCCCTAATTTATCAAATGAAAATACCCTATTAAGAGTTAGTTCCCTCTGTTACAGTTACAGTTGCACTAATCATTCCTGCGAATGGGTCTGCTGCTGTAGGACTATCTACAAAGTTAGCAGGTTTCAATTCGGATGCTGAAAGCGTTAAGGTGTAACCTGATAGGTCTCCCATAGCTGCTCCTGTAGAAATTGTACCTCCTGTTACCTCTGCTCCGTGTTCTAATCCCATAACGAATACGTTTCCGTTATAATCTTCTACTGCAACGTGTGGTCTACCGTATGCTAATAGCTTTAATTCTTTGTTATCCTCTTTGCTTAATTTTTTAAGTGTAAGGTTTAGAGTTTGTTCAAAGAAAGTTGTACCGTTTTCTCTTGAAGAAGTAATAGTTTGCTCAAAGCTACTATTTCCTTTCAATTCATATTTGTAAGCAGTAAAAGTTCCTGTTATATCAGTAATCTCATCGTCTGTTTGCGTTACCGTTCCGTAATCTCCGAAATCAGTAAAATAAACCGCCTTCAGACCTCCAACTACGTCTTTGCAGGGTTCTTTTCTACCTTTAGTTAAATCACAAGCCATATTTTATTGTATTAAAAAAGGGTAGGCAGATATAAAACCACCTACCCCTTTAAATTAGTTAATCTGTTTATTAGTTAGCAGAGTTAGTGATACCGTAAGTTACGATGTCATCTACAATACCATACTGTACACCTGCAGTAAATCTCATTACCACACGGATATTATCAGAACCATCAAGGTCGCTCATATCTAATACTTTTACTTCGTTGTGGTCAGCTAATAGACCTGTACCAAAGTATAAGTTAGATTTTTCAGCAGCCATAGCTGTGTTATCAGCAAGACCGTTAGCTACAAAGATTTTAACACCATCAAAAGTAAGTGAACCGTTATTCCACCATTGAGTACCCATAGCGTTAGTACCATTAGCACCAAGTCCTGAAGAACCAAATCCTCCTAATGCTCTTACATATGCTCTTGCAATGTTTTGAGAAACATATACGTTTAAATCCTCACTTCCGTAAAGTGTAGAAGGAATAGCATCTACAATTTTACCTAATTCAGTGATTACGTTAGAAGCAGTTACTGTAGTCCCTGCAACTTCTTGTCCTGAAGGTAGGTCAGCATCTAAAGCAATTTGAGTAGTAAGACCATCAAACTGTCCGCTTGTAGAAGTATCTCCTGCCCAAATAGAGTTTTCAGTTCTCTGTGCAACTTTAGCTGCTACGTGAGCAATTAAGAAATCAGAAAATGCAGGAGGTAAGTCGTGATGTGCAGAATACCCCATTTGTACTGCTTCCCAATCAGAGATAAAGTCTTTCTTACAAAGTTGTAAGTTCACTTGCTGAAATTCAGGTTGTAAAACTCTTTCAGTAAGTGTTACAGTAGAAGTAGCAGTAAAGTCGCAAGATGCATCTTTTACGATATCATCAGTAGATACTTTTTTGATTACTTCTTTAAATTTAACGTTAGGTTTTACTGTAATCCCTCCGTTTTCAATAGTTGAAGCACTTAATAGAGCAGCAGAGATATACTGTCCTGCAAACTCTCCTGCATAAGTACTTGTAATAGATGTAGTTGTTGCCATTTTTTATTTGTTATTTTTTAATGTTAGCAATTTTAGATAATACTCTATCTGCAGTAGTCATTTCTCTCTTTTGACCATACAGATTAAGATTTGTTTTTGTTTCCTTTTCAGGATTGTGAGTTACTTTAGCTACAGGCTCTTCAATAGAAAGTTCAACTTCTTCTTTCACTTCTTCAGTTGCCTCTTCGCTTAATTCCTCTTTGGTTTCTTCAACTTCTTCAGAACTCATTTCTTCTTTAGGTTCAAGCATTGATTTGATTTCTTCAACCATTTGCTTAACCTCTGCAAGTTCTTCTTTAGTTGCATATCCCATTTCTTCTTTTTCTTCTTCCGCAGCTTCCACTTCTTCGGATGCTTCTGCTTCCTCAACTTCTTCTGCTGCTCCTATAGATGCAATAATACCTTCTTCTTCGACTTTGAGTATCTCTCCATCTTCTAAAGTGTATTCGCCTACAGGTAGTGCTACCTTTTCATCTTCTGTTACGATGAACACTTCACTTCCTGCAGCGAAATCTTCACTTTCAATAACAGTTCCGTTTTCCAAAGTAGCCTGTGCTAATTTTACTTCTTGGGTTTCTTCATTTAGTTCCACTCCAAGAACTTCTTTTACTTTGTTTAACATATCTGTCGCTTTCATATTTATTACAATAAATTGTTTGTAAGGTTGTTGTGTTTTTAAGGTAAAGCACTAATTATCTTTTGCGCTCTCCCTGTCATTTCATCAATATAATATTTTGCTTCTTGACGTCTATTTTGTAAATATCGCATCATTTCTTTGTCTCCAAGTTCATCAGCAAGTTTTTCAGCTCTATTTATTTTCATAAGCATATCAGAAAAAGATTTAGATGCCTCATTATAATCACGAGCAAGTTTTTCTATTTGCGTTCTAATTCTTTTATTATCAGATAAACCCTTGTCA